TTATCAACGGTAACTGTTGGGTGTCGCTCATCGAGGAGTGTCTCTGGCGAGATATTGTACTGCATAATGAGATGAGGGTACAGACTATTAAGGTCAAAGCTGACCACCCAATCATAGCTTCCAGGAATCGGTTCTTTGACATATGCACCTGCATATTTGTCATCCTTCTTAGTAGTTATTCGAGGTGGCACCACAATGTTACGTCCCTTAAGATCGTTATAGATCAGGGTGTCCCACATGCGGACCTGAGAATATACATCCTCAAGGTTTACCTTAGCGTCATACGCCATGGTAACTGCCAACTCGATCAACTTCATCTTATCTTCCAGACTGTCAACCAGATTAACGTCATGGATGTTGTATTCCACGAAGCGTTGCCAGTCAGACGTATAGAAATCCTTGAAGTTTTCAAACTCAGAGTGGTCCAACTTCTTATCACCCAACTCAACCATAGCGATATGGTCTAGGCGATAGGATTCCTGGTTGGTGTAAGTGAATTTCTTATAGAGATCGAGATAATCCAGGATCGCTACACCAGTAATCTCGTAAGCAATGTTTGTACGTCCTTGGATTCTGATCTCTCTGTCGATCACCCGATTCCATGGTGACAGACTCTTCTTCCACTTCTCACCCAGCACCCGCTCGATACGACGACAGATGTAGGGGATGTCATACAGGTTGTTATTCCATCCAGTGATGATGTCAGGGGTATTCTGATTCCACCATGAATGAAAGTCCTGTAGCATCTCCTGCTCTGTCCAGAAGACACGGTATTCAATACCCTTAGGAGGGACAAACTCTCTGGTCCCCCAGGTGATTGTCTCCTTGGTATTGAAATTCTTCATCGTAATGCAGAGCATCTCCTCAGCAGATGCTTGCACGTCTGGGAATCCATTCTCACAGGCGACCTCAATATCAATGGTCCAGATTTTCATCTGAGACATGTCATAATCAATCTCACCTTTCCATTTCTGAGCGATGTGTTGGTAAACAAACCGCTCGTATCCATGGACTTCCAGACCCGATGCGCCCTCATACTGTTTGATAAACTCCCGTGCTTCACGGGCACCATCAAACTGTTTAGGGAAAGCATAACGACCATCTAGTGTCCGATACTTACTTGTCTTCTGCTGTGCCTGAGGCACTAGAAACAAAGTAGGGCGAGACTTCTCCCGATACTGCACGGGAGACCCATGCTCGTAACCTCGGATGAGAATGTCATCGCCCAGTAGACAGACACTTGTATAAAAATCACTCATTAACTGCTTTCTGGTATGCTGCCAGCACTGCGGGTGCAGGGTCCAGTATAGACATAATGTCTGTGGATGTCAAGAAAATAAATCGTTGGTCAGTGTGGAGAGGATAAACATTCAAAAGTCCTTCCTCCACCACACGATAGGAGTCTTCTAGCAAGAGACTAGGCTCCTCATCCATCTCGGTAAGTTTACCGATCAGATATGTATCTGGACTATTCTTTAGAATCAGTAGTTTAATCACGGGCGGTTGCATCCTCCTCATCAAAGTAGACGCTCATACCAGCAGGTTTGTGCGACTTAAGTATGGCCTTGTAACTTTCGGTGACGTTTTCGTGAGGATCACCGAGACTCACAACCGACATTACAGATACGATGTTGTTGCCAATGGTCAATGGAGACCATGGATACAGTTTAATCTGCACGTCAGACAGGTCCATCTCATCAGGGGCAGTCTCTTCCCCTTGAAAATCAAACATCTTGTCAGCAGGTTGCTCAATCACCACCGAGTATGGTTGAGTAAACTGATACGCGAGAGGCAGAGTGTGATCTTCAGACGCTCTAACTTCCTTAACGTCAGCGATTACGTCCTCGCCGCTTTGCATTCTTGCGATTTTTACGCTCATAATCTTTTTCCATTAGTTGTTCGTAAGTGCCTTGCACCATGTCTTGAAAGGCACGGCGTGCTGAGATGTTTTTCTCATCAGCAAGGACGTGGACATACTGCATAAACGGATCCATCATGTCTGGTGGCACGTCTAGAGTAAGTGTTTCGGTCTTCTCTGTATAGGTCTTACTACACAGGTTAACATACATATTCATCTAAATCAACTCCAAACAAAAAGAGACCCCTGCTGGGAGTCTCTTCAGTTGCATATTATATATCAATAATCATCGATGTAACTTTGGCAGGTGTCAGGATTCTTCTTACACCATGCTCTCACATAAGAATTAGCATCGACTTCCATAGTGTAGTGGGCATGGTTGTGTACCACACCCACGATGATAAAGAATCCAAAAATGAGCAGGTTAAACTGAGTCACTGGGTGTGTTAGCACCCTTAGTATCAATTTCATAGACCTTCAGCTTCTGATGATCAGGGATTATCTTCTGCAATTCTACCACAAGCATCCCGTTTGTGAAGCTGACTGTGCCGACTTCCACATCATCGGACAGATTGAAACCTCGTGCGAAGGATCGAGTGGCAACGCCCCGATGCACGTACTCTTCTTGGTTTTCCTTCGCCGCCTTTGACTTGATGAGTAGGACATTACTCTCCGTCGATACCTCAATGTCCTCTGGTGCCCATCCAGCTAGTGCTAATTCGATCCTCCATTTGATACTAGATTCCTTGACGATATTGTAGGGAGGATACTGACCGCCTGGTGTCCCTACTCCGTAGGAATGTAAGCGGTAAAATAGGTCGTCAAAACCTACTGAAAACTTTTGTGACGCATCAAAAATAGCGTCGATGTCTTTCGACGTAAACTTAGTAATGTCCATAGCTCCTTATAAAGCGAGTGGTGATGTGTGGTCCCCGAAGGCAACCATACTATATAGAAAATAAGGGGCGGAGGGAAACCGTATTTATAATTACGGTTTTCCAGTAACACCTTGGACATATCTTTTTTTGTCTAAATAGCTGTAGTATTTTATTTCGATGGACATGAGAAAGTCTCTGCTTCCTATCGTTATGCTATTGATGACAGCGGGTGCTGCCCAAGCAGGTGGACTCGTTACTAAACATGCTTCAAGTGTGCAGTTGACTGTAAATGCTGCACAATCAACTGCAGCGAGAGTTGGTTCTTCCTACTCAATCTCAGGTAGCGGTGTGAATACTACCGATGGTACGACTGCTGGCACTATTTCCACAGGAACTATTTCATCTGGTCTTCTTGCTCCTGGTAACATTGCAGCAACACAGGCAACTGACGGAAATGCATTCTCCTACAGTCAGTCGTTTACACAAGGCGATGCAATCCCAACTGCTGCTCCTGATGTAGGCGATGTGCCTAACTTCTCCTCACTTACTTCCTACACAGCTGGCACTGCAGGCACTCTAGCAGGTACTGTAACCACTGGTGGTGCTCTCACCGTGACGGCTGGTGGAGCTGGCACTACGGCGACAGGACAATTCGTGTCGGAGATCACTGTAATTGACTGAAGGAGGTCGTGATGACTTTTGGAAAGACGATCTTTTGGTATGCCCTGTCTGTGGTGGGTGCAAGTGTCATACTTGCTCCTGCCCAGGCGGTCCCCGTGGTCCCAAACTTCACACAGGGCTCAATGACGAGCCACACGGAGACCACCTCAAAGGTGACCGAGACCATAAACAGCATGGACTACAACACGGGATATCAGTATTCCGTAACTGGATCAGGCGTTACCGCTTCTGGTAACCTAAATCCTGGTACAGGGACTAACAATGTAACTATTGATGGAGTGACTTCTTCATGGACAACCGTAACGGGCAAGCCGTCCTTCACGCAGACAACACCAGGAGCAGCGTTTCAATTCACCGAGACACTGCAAGGACCAGGATTGACCCAGCAAACAATTATTCAAAGAGTGACCGAGGTCACAAGCGTAACAGATACCACAAGTATCTTTACCCAGTAATAGCACTGTTTATTGCAGCACCAGTTAACGCTGAGACTGTTGGTGGTGTGAGTGCAACAGCATCTCCAATCGCGAATAGCTCAGGCTCGGTGACGAACCAAGCTATCCAGGTTTTACAGGGTCCATATATCACTAACACATATGGGAATGGTATCCAGTGTCAAGGACCTACCATGAATTTCACACCCTATGTGACAGGCACAGCGTCAGCACAGAAACCATATGAGCCATACTATATGGATCCTGTGTATGACATGCGTGACCTTGATGAGGATGGTTCTCTTGACAATCCTGGGGACATTCTCTATCACGTCCCTACCAGGACTGGTCAGAAGGATAACTACAGTATTGGTATTGGTTTCTCTGCCACATGGTCTAGACCATTGGATAAGAAACTACAGGAGTTATGTAAGACAGCAGCAGCATCTAACATTGAGATGATGCAACAACTAACTGCTAACAAGCGACTCGATTTTGAGATCGCTCGTCTTAAAAATTGTGGAAATTTATTGAAGGAAGGAATTCGCTTTGCACCTGGGACAAAGTATGCTGCTATCTGTGCAGATGTCCAAGTGACTAATACGAATGTGTTAAAGAATCACGTCCACTCTATTCCCGCCCCTTCAAAATCCGAATCGCCTTATTCCTCTGACGCTGCTGACCTCGGCGGAGCATTACAGACTCAATCGGAGTCTGCTTCCCGCGAAGAGTCGCAATCTTCTTCATTACCTTCTTCACAGTCGGCTTCACCACTTTCAGAAGCAGATCGGCAAGCGGTTTTGCGAGCAGTGCAGAAGTCGTTGCAACGACAGCAATCGATGCAGTCGCAGTCACAGCACCAGCACTAGGGATATTACCTACAATCTGATCAGGGATAGATAACTTCTCTGTTACCTGAATACATTCCTTACCAACCAGTCGATACTCAGTGACCTTCTTGTCACCCTTGATGTGTC